TCAAGACGCTGAGCTTCTACCAACAAATCATTCTCGCGAAGATGCTTCAGCCGCTCAAGCATTTCCTCTTCTATAAAATCCACCGCTTTAAGCAGAGTATCCCGAGGGGTCACATAATGGCTTTTTGGATAAATTGTGACGCGTGGAAATTTCCCAAAAGACTCCCCGGTTAACGGATCAAAACCAGTGATAGAATCAATTTCATCATCAAACAACTCCACCCGCACCGCGTCTTTTTCGCTGTCGGCAGGGAAAATATCGATCACGTCGCCACGAACACGGTAGGTACCGCGCTGAAAGGCAATATCATTGCGCGTGTATTGCAGCTCAGCCAAACGACGCAGCAACTGACGCTGGTCGATTCGCTCGCCCCGCACCAAATGCAAAATCATTTTGAAATACAGCTCGGGGTCACCCAAACCGTATATTGCCGAAACCGAGGCAACAATAATTGCATCAGAGCGCTCCATCAGCGCCTTAGTCGCCGATAAGCGCATTTGCTCAATATGGTCGTTAATCGAAGCATCTTTTTCGATAAACGTGTCTGAAGCCGCAACATAGGCCTCCGGCTGATAGTAATCGTAATAAGACACGAAGTACTCAACCGCGTTATTGGGGAAGAATTCTTTAAACTCACCGTAGAGCTGGGCCGCCAAGGTCTTATTCGGCGCCATAACGATAGTCGGCCGCTGCAGCGACTCAATCACATTGGCAATGGTGAAGGTTTTACCTGAGCCCGTCACCCCGAGTAGGGTCTGGGCATGGAGCCCCGCGTTCACGCCCTCTATCAAGCCGGCAATCGCCGCAGGCTGATCGCCCGCTGGGGCGAATTTAGACACTACTTGAAAAGGTTTAGACATCCACCGGGCACTCGCTGCAGAAAACCACCCATAGTACCCCTCCACCTCCCCGCCCGCAAAGATGCTGCAAACTAGTCGTCACTTCGCGCTAAGCGGCGGAATTTGTTCAGAAAACCACCAATACAACTTTTTCTTCGACAAAGGGTTGACGCACTTAGGAAACCTCCTTAATATGCGCGTCCTCAGCTGTTGAAGCTGATCCGCCTTAGCTCAGTTGGTAGAGCAAATGACTGTTAATCATTGGGTCGCTGGTTCGAGCCCAGCAGGCGGAGCCAAACAAATCAAAGGGTTACATCTCAGGATGTAACCCTTTTTTATTGCCTGTCTAATAGCTGTCTAATAGCCAACGAAAAACCATACGCCCTCCACGGATTGCCTCGCTCCATACTACTGTATATATTCACAGTAATGATACAACTCAGATACCGCTACAACGCTGTTTTTAAATCCATCAGCGAGAACTCGCCGCCGAGCCACGAGCACTTACCAGTGCTTACTAAGACGGGCGATTTTGAGCGCATGCCATGGCGCGGGTTTATTGACCTTGAAGATGCCCTCAAGATCGAAGGCGCAAAGCCCGTGAAGCTAGATGTTTACCAGTACAGCACGTCGGTAGCCGCAACGCCGAAGTGGCAGAACGTGACAGAAGGGATGGCTATTCAGGGATGCTTAACTAGCTTAGGCGTTTACGCAGTGGTAGATAACGGGCGGTTGCGGATGGTGCCAAGGCCTTGCACAGAGTAAATACTGCTATTTCATACAAAAAACAGCATTTCACTGAAAAAAGATTGCCTTGTGCATAATCCGTCTACCTCGCCTGTGAATGTACTCACCACCTCAGTACGGCACTGAAAAGCCCGCGCAATAAGGCGTCACAAATAGGGCGATTTTCACCCACCATTTACTCACACTTTATCCACAGAAGACCCACAGCATCTTGTGCTTGCGAAATGATGGAAACCTTATTACCTTGTAGACTTAGAAGCAAAAAAAAGGAGCAATTATCGCATAACGATATCGACCGCCCCTCGGAAGGGGCAAGCGTTTTGGGTTCCTAGTCAAGTCGGCAAAACTTGATTTAGGGTTTTCTACTAACAATCTCAAGGCGAATACTACCCAATCAATTTATCCTTGGCTAGTACTTCGCCTCTTTTTTGAGGATTTGACGATGACTATATTCATCGCTGTTCTGGGAGCCATAGCAGACATTGCGCAGATTATTTCTATGTTCTGGCCTTGCCTGCACGACGTCCCGACTTGGCTGCCAGTTATTCTGGTTTAAACTCCACTATACCGGGTGCCAATATGGCGCCCGGTACTACATAAAGAGTAAACACCTGATCACGGAGGATCTAAAGTATGCAAACAAGCATTAAAGTTGGCGAGGTTATTTGGGACGATGGCGCTGTTGTTGTGCAGCTTCTTGAGATTCTGGACACACACATTGTTGTTGATGTTAGCCCGCAACGCCAAATCATTCCGACTATTGATGTTGAGTACATTGAGTCAGATTAAAGCTTAAGCCGACAGCCTAATTACTATCCATGGAACGGCATTCGATCACGGAGGATCAAACATGCTGGTTATTATGCGTCGAGTGGGCGAAGTTCTGCGTATTGATGATGAAATTATCGTTAAAATTATTGATATAAACCACAAAGAAGTAACTCTGCAGATTGAGCATCATCAAGGCTTGAGCTCTGGGCACACTATAGAGCAAGACTCTCTCGAAATACCTCATGCAACTAAAGTCAAAATCAAATAACTTAGGTAAACAATGGACGTTCAAACTATAAGTATTTACATCGCAATTATATCTGCAGTGATTTCACTTGGTTCCCTTTTGTTTAATTGGTGGAGCACAATACGCGCAATGGAGCCGCATATTTCACCTAGCGCGGTTAAATCAGCCACTCAATATGCCTACTCAATAGACAACAAAGGCGGAGGGCCCGCGCTAATAACTATGGTTGAGTACTATGTTAATCAGATTAACTTGCCAAAAGATGCGTTTGAAAAGGAGCTGAGTACAGTAGTGAATGGCCTAGGAATACCGAATTCGAAATCACTAACAACATTAGGAAACAACTCTGTCGTCGGAGCTGGTGAATCAATTCAACTTCTCGCCATAACCTGTCTCGTCAATCACGCAACATACATACAGCAATTGGACGATGCTATTAAGCTTCGCGTGGTCATTCAGTACAAATCCGTACACGGGAAAAAGAAAACCTTTGATAGCGATGATTAATAATCAGCACTCATAAATTGAGCCCTACCTATTTACACCTCAACAACCGAGCTACTAAGGTTTGGCACCTCGTAACGTAGCTCGCCGCCTTCAATTATTGCTTTTTTTGTCGCGGCTACGCCCTCGCCCTTCACCTTGATACTTGTGCCGTCGCGGGTGGTGACCGTACTTGTGCCGTCGCCGTTATTGCTTTGTACGGTGACGACGGTGCGCCCCTCGCCTTTGAGCAGTTTGCTGAATTTCAGCCAAGGATTGCGGGTACTCATGCAGCACGCTCCAGCGTTACGCTTTGATAGATCTCGGCAGCGCCAGCGCGCTGCACGGAGATTCGTGTCGACAGCACTAATGCGAAATAGTCCTGTTCGGCGTCATCATGGATGATTTTAGCTATTTGACCCGGCGTGATAATGCCTGGCGCGGCGGCATTTTCGGGGATCAGTACAGACAGAGTTTCGATTACTTTATTGCCTGCGGCAGATAGCTCGACCTTGCCACGGCTTATTGCGGGCTGGGCGTCAGTGATTAGATCGTCGTATATGTCAGGCATGGGGCTTAGGCCCCCGCTGCCTTGCCTGCGCACATCCACGGCCTCGCCTTGGTTGATACCGCTCACATAGCATGCGTCGAAGCTCGGCCCCGGCTCGAACTGTGCGGATCTACTGCGCACCATGCCGACATAAATCACCACGTCAGGAGAGGCGCCGCTCCACTGCCAAGACGGGGTACTGTAGCGGGGCTTTATTGTCCACGAGTCGCTATTTCGGCTCGGGATCATTACCCCCCCAGCCGCTTTTACGATCTGCCCTATGACTTGCGCGGGACTGCGATCGCGATAGCTTAGCGCCCCGGCTGGGATCGCCCAGTCCGGCAGGTCCGCATCACCACCCAATGCCCATGCAAGCGTAAAGCCTGTGCTGGCCAGCTCGTTTTCACAGGCCTGCTTTGCTGTTGTGGCGACTGCATTGGTATAGGATCGCGTCGGCGCGAACGGTGCTGCCATGTATTGCGTTCGCGTTATGCCTGTAATGGCAAACTTCTTGGTGGGGAATTGCTCGTCGCTCGTATAACGCTCGATCATAAGCAGCCATTCATGCCCATTGATCGTAACGCTGATCTCTTTCATGCCGCCCTCGTCAGGCTTGACAAGGTTAAGCGAAGCTTCGCCGTAAACGGTGCCGCTAAACTGCCAGCTCAGCGAGTCGATATCGAGGCTGATCGAGACGTCTTTAATATCGAGGGGCGTCTCGTCAATAATGGTTTCAATCTGCAGAGTATTCATGCTCAGGTATACCAGCTTGATTTCAGGAATTTCGCCGGGCAACGGTCCAGGCGGTAAATTTGGACCTACCGGATAAGGCAAATTCCAGCCGCGCCAAATGCTATCACCTAGACCCCAGGGGATATTTTTGTCGTCATCGCGAGCGGTTGCCTGCCGCGCGGTGATTGACGTTGTGACGTCGTGGGGAACGATTGGCCGCGCCGGAACGACATAACCAAAAGCAAAGACCATATCAATCGGGTTTTCGGGTTTGCTGGGTTCACCGTGAAAATTTAACGTGACCGAAAGCCCGGTGTCGGTGTTTTGCAGCGCCAAACGTGCTGCATCGTCATCGTAAACTTTGCCCGACACGTTCACGCTAAACCAGATTGCTGATCGAGACTGATCCACGAACTGGCTTGTCATTATCCAGGACGAAACATAATCTCGCTTGTCGATCGCCGCCGCCTCATTCCATGACTGCGTTCGCTCAGTATCAGCCACTACGGTGTTATTCCAGCCCCCGAGCAGCTCACCAAAACTAATACCTGCGGTGGCCAAGCTTAAGCCAGTAGCCATATCACTGAGTTCGGATTTTGCGAATAGCAGCTGAATGCTGTCATCGCCAACGATCGCACGGCCGCAATCTAGCCGCGCATCTCGATCTGCCAAGGTCGCCTCAGCTGCCCTGATCGCTGTTTCATTGCCTTCGGCGCTAGCCGTCTGCAGCATTGCCCGAAGCTCAGCAGTAATCGAAGGTGTCGCCCACGGTATAGGCCCGTAATACTGAACGTCGACAAAATCTAGCTCGACAGCAAGCGGATCTGGCGCACTGTATGGCGAAACCGTAAACAGTAAATCTACTGCATCCCATGGCTCGACAATATAAATCATGGAATAAGCTCACCGTTAAGCGGCCCACTCGCAATCGGGCGATAATAGCGGCGCGCGGTGAACGTGGCACTACCGCTTTGGACCGTGCCCGAGGTTGGCCACGCGGGTTCAGAAGTGCCAGTCGTGCCCGCTTGCGACACTGTATAAACGTAGCCGTTCGGCGTTGTCGGGTGAACCACTTCGCCGCTATTGAGGGCAGTTTCCGACGGGAAGGCAATGCCATATTCGTCGATAGATAGCGCGATCACCGCCCCGCCCCAGTCGGTATAGTTAATATCAAAACTGCCGTCGCCGGCGCTGGCGCCTTCTGCCAACACTTTACGACCCCCAGCTTTGTCGTCGCTAATAACAATAATATCGCGGGCAGCAGCAGCCCCCTCAATAGTAACCGTGCCGGCTACGTGTGCTTGCCCACCCCCACCGCCGGGGCCTGACCCAGTCTCATCTATCGCATAGATCGTTATCGCGACATCGCTTAAGAAGTCGATCTCGCGGGAGAAATACACTTTTTGCCCATCGCCTTTTATTGCCATAAAAGTGACGAACTGTGGAAGGTAAGCGGGAGCGAGGCGCAGCACGCTAGCGCCCGACTTTACCCCCGCAGCAAACGACGCTTTATTGTTAATCCAAGCACGAATGGGGATTACGTCGTCGGGGGAGTCATCGACAATGGTCAGCGCGTAATCCACCCACTGAATATGAGGGCTTTCGACAATGTCGCAGCTTAAATATTGAATTGTCATTATGGCCACCAGCTCGCGTCATCAGTTAGCCCATACCCATCACCATTTGACGTTGCGAAACCAAATGGCATCATGGACAAACCATTTATAGTGACCTCTTGCTGATTCCACGTCATGCCGTTTTCAGCGCTGTATAAGCCCCAAAAGCCACCGTATGAATTAATACTATTTGCCAGTGTTACGACCCCCGGCAGCTGAGCATAAGTGTAGCGCCCATGCCCCGAATTTAGGACTGCGGCTGGGCGCGGCTCATCATCACCAAGGTAATAGAAGAGTACTGGGCAAAGCGTTCGCATAGAGCTATACGGATTCAGGTTGTATTGCTCAACTGACGGCACTGAGTAATCAAAAAACGATGCGTTCGCAGCAAAATTCGGTACAGTTCCCATTGGCGTGCGCAAGGATATAGCGTAGATCGCAGTTTCATTTCCTGAGGATGATATGTTACCTGCCGGACTGGCTTGATAACCATACATCACTGTAAAGTTACCAAAGTCGTCGCGCGCCAAATCCGGGCTTTTTAATGCGCCAATAAAAAATGCCGGATGATAAGAACCAGAGTAAGTTAATGAATCGCCCACCTCCGCAGCAGCGTGACCCTCTGGATAATGGAAACGCACCCATGCCGCCTTGTCATTCGCGTAAATTGTCCATGCGACAATTGAAGTATTATTTATGTAATTACAATAAATCCCCGCCATAGCCTCAGAGGCAACACCCGGCAGGGGCTTGCATGAATGCTTAAGGCCATTAACGCCATCGCTTATAACATCTGCAAAGTTATCGGCTTTTAGAGCGCCCACTCCCGGTGTTGTAATGCTGTCCCAAATCATTACACCCACACCATTAATATCCCAAACAACAAACTCCACAACGCCATTGCCATTGCTAAGGCCTATCCGCTCTTTGCCTGTTGTTGTGTCTTGATAATCTAGCGCCCAGCCTG